GGCTGCCTCACATGCTTGGTGATGATACTCCAGAACAGCGATTTAACCCATACAGTCTCATTACCAGTGAATTTCGCAAATTCATCCGTAATCGAGTAACTGGTGGGGGGAAAGCTAGAAAGTACCGAATAGGTGCTCTTTTGCTGTATTCTAAGCGTTTGTTTCCGTCTTTTACAGTGGAGATGGTGAGAGAAAAGGTGAAAGATTTTTCTAAATCTGTAGCCCGTATTGAACCGTCGGTGCTGCCACGCAAGCGGCGCATGTTTCTTGAGATCCAGAAGACAATTGATGAGTTCTGTCCACCTGGTGAGCTAATGGTTGCAGATTATACTGTTCCATTTCCTCCCAGTGTTTCTGCCTGTCATGAATACTCTCGTCAGGAGGGGGGCCTACAGGCCTATATAAGGGATTTCCCCTTGTATGGGTTCCTAGAGGACCCCACCGTGAAGAAGGTATTACAACAGTATAGATTGACATCTACTGATCTAGAATCTGATGGACTATTGAACGACCTCTGGGAAAGAATGTTGAGACACCTGATTGCTGAGGCGATTGGAGAATTGGGCCTGCCGGAGTCGGAATGGAAACCGATGATGGTGGGTGCAACGGGTTTGACAGAGCCCCTGAAAGTTCGGATCGTTACGAAGGCAGAATGGTTCCTGCAACTTCTCACACCAGTCCAAAAGGCCTGGCATGGGAAGATGCGAGAACATCCTGTCTTCCAACTAATTGGCGGTGCAAATGTTGAAGATGCACTTGAACCAATGAAATTGTCTAAAGGGGAAAAGGTTGTCAGTGGAGACTATTCTGCCGCCACTGATAATATTTTCCTGACGTACACAAAAGAAGCAGCCCAGTCAATGCTTGAGCGTACTCAGTTCCGACTCCCTGAGTCGGTACCTGAATATGCCGAGGCATTTCTTCGGAAGCTTGTCGTGCATTCTTTAACAAAGTCCGTCCTCGACTTAAAGGGTTCTTCCCCAGTTCCAATTACCCGTGGTCAGATGATGGGCCACATCCTCTCTTTTCCATTACTTTGTATTATAAACCGAGCCGCCTCTTGTATGGCAGTCTCCCGTGATACCTTTATGAGGATAAACGGTGATGACGTCATTTTCCCTGCTACGAAGAGGGTTTATAGTCGTTGGAAAGCCGCTACTCGTGTTGTGGGTTTAGAGTTCTCTATTGGAAAGAACTACTATTCTCGTGACCTTGCATTGGTGAATTCAGTGTACTGTACCTATTCTAAGGAGAGACAGAAGTGGGTTGCGTT